AACCGCCCAACATTCACTTGTATAAATTGAAACGACTCTTTCAGCAATCCCTTCACGATCATAAAGATAACGAAATTGTTGAGCGGATATATCGGACGGATAACCGCATTCAATATCAATGTCTCTTCGTGGATCGAGTAGCTTTGTGAGAATGTTCTTTCTCATCAGAGAGATGGAAGAATCGTTCACGTTGAATCTTGTTTCTGCATTATTTTGCAGAGATGAAAATTGCTGATTTAGATGCTTCAGCTTTTCGGGAATATTCGTGGGCATGTGAGAACCTCATTTGCAATTGTTTCTTCAGCTTTTAATTTTATGAAGTTGTGATGATTCAAACAATTCAAATCAGTTCAATCTTTCTGCAACTTCCCGAAGTAGATTTTGCAGATTGGAGGGAGTCTTTCCGTTGTAATGGTAAACCCCATGATCACGATTTCCATCAATCGTAGATTGCCAATGAATCCAACCATCGAAGAACACTTTCACATCAAGAACACAAGAACGATTGAACCAATTGAATTCAACAAAGTCTTCCTTGATTTGCGTATCGTGCTTTCGATGTTTGGGATTCAGTGACAACAAAAATTGTTGAGCAAACTTATTCATTGATTATTTGTTTGTGATAGACCTCAACGGACTATCGTGACCGCAGTTACACTTTGTCATTCTAATCATCCTCATAATCTCATCTGGTGCTGTTTCAAAAAACATTTGAAGCATCATTGCATTTCTATTCGCCATCATAGAATTACTAATTGCATGACTCTTGATTTCACTCGATGCCTTTTCATTCTTCCAAACATACCATCCGACTGAGCCGATGATAATCAATATCAAAATAACATTGATACATTTCTTCACCATAAAACACTCTCTTTCTCTTTTCAAATCGCTCTTGTTATTTCGTAGTGCAATCCTCTTTTTATTAAGTCTCTAGAATTCACATAATAGAACCGAAGCCAAACCGCCCCGATTGGTTTTGGTGGTGCCCCTCTTTCAACATGCCATCCACCGAAGCCAGTTCCAAACTCCTCTTTGTACGTGGGTAAACAAATGTGTGTTTGTGTATCGTGATAAATTTGTGAGCGACCAACTCGCACTCTCATCAACTCTATCTGCCATGATTCATGAACGTGGCCTGAGATAACGATGTCCGCATCAGGAAGATAAGTGGCTTTTCTGTTTGTTTGAATTACACCCTTTGTAACTGGGCCTCCTCCACCATAACCATGAGAATAGTGAAGCGTTACATTCCGAGAGATGGATCGGTTGCGTTTCCCGTCATCACTTCTCTGAGTCAATCGAAAACGAACGAATCCAGAATATCCGCCATTGTGTATCGTCTCACCAGAAATGTAATTCACGGTTGAACAGAAGCGTTCAGTGAGATCGGTTTCATGCCGCTTCTTGATTGCGGTTTCATGATTGCCAGCAGCGACCAATGCAAAGTTCTTTGCGTATGGGGCGAAGAACTCTGCTCCCGTTTGAATCAAGGCATCAAGATAATTTGAAACCTGATGCTCTGGGCGAAGATCAGATTTCGATGATCTCTTGTCATACTTACCTTGCATAGCACAAAACAAATCACCAGCATCGATGATGATTGCATTTCTTTCAACGGCTTGATTCAGATGTTTGATTTGCAAAGCATGATCTGATTTTGGGTTGTCCCAATGTCGATCACTTGTGAGAAGCACCCATTGCTCCCAATTTGTGGCAGTGGCATCACTCTCAAGAATCATATCAATATCAAACAGATTCTTCCCTGTTTTCGAAACGTGAAATGGAAGTTCGCTCATTCAATTTCATTCGCTCTCTGTCTCCAGCATGTTCGTTTCTTGTTCTTTAATTCTAAACAGAAAGCAAGACTCAAGACGAGTCTAAATTGTGCCAACGACTCTTCGAGCTTTGGTGATGAGGTTAAAAGCTCCACTCGTGGCATCAACTTGATCTTTGTAAGTCGAAGCAGGAAAGAACCGAAGTTCTTCAAGATAGTCAGAATTCCAATCTGCCTTTTTTATTGAGACATTATTTCCGTTGACTTGGCTTGAGAATGGATCGGCTCTAAGTGCTTTGTCGCCTGTTGGCCTGTCGATCTTCACACGAAATCCAGCGAGCCTTCGAACGGTTGCTTCCGCTGATTCTTTACCACCAGAGCCGCCTTCTTGCTCAAGTCCGATGATTGTTTTCTTGCCGTCAAGATGTGCAGTTTGTTCAATGATCTTTTCACGCTCAGAAGAATCCCATTGACCACGAACAACATCGAGAACCCAATATCTGCCATCGACATCAACACCAATCAAAGCTCCAACCGTGTAAGCTCCACCGCCATGCGTTCCGGCTTTATCCCAAAAACGAATTCTCTTTCTTATTCTTGCCGAAACCGGAGCTTCATCAATTCTGATTCTCTCAACCTTGAACATTCCACCACCAAGCGGAACAGGATTCTGTCCGTATTGACCGGAGAAACCAAACTCCCCCAACTGCATTCTTGATTGATTCAAAATCTCTCTTGGCAATCGAACAGGATCAAACAAGCCATCTTTGTAATGCTTCGCAAGTGATGCGGGTTTGACTTCGAAACCCTCATTCAAATCCGCTGGAAGTGAAATGTGTTTGAGCTTTCCGCTCTTGCCCGATTTCTTCAACCAATTACCCGTTGGATCATTCTGATGAAGTCTTTGCATAATAAGAATTGTGGGAGTCAAAGTCTTATCAACTTTTCTGGATGGAAGCGTTTCATTCATCCATGTATTTGCTTTCTTGATTTCTGCTTCTGACAAAACCTTTTGTGGATCAATCGGATCATCGATGATAAGAAAATGAGCGTGGAATCCAACAGGAGACTTACCGCCTACCGTTACTGATTTACGCATCCCGCCTCTGGTATTTGCGAAGTATCCCTTAGTGTTCTGGTCATCTCTTAATTCTATCTCTGGAAAACATGCAGAGAATGACGGCTTCGAATCTACTCTATCTTGAGTTGCAATGATGTCTCTGCATTTTCTGGATAAGTCCATTCCCAAATCGAAAGCATGACTTCCGCAAATGTGTCTAGCTGTTTGCATTCGTGTCCAAGTCCAAGCAGGGAACGCAACTGAAGCAATGGTTGATTTGGTTGATGCTGGTGAAATGTTAATGATCAAATCGTAGTCTTTGGGTTTTCCTGCAAAGACTCTTTCCGCCACTTCTTGAAGTTCATTGCACAAATATTCTACATGCCAATTCCAAACGGGGTCTTCTGGAATGATGACATCCCAAAACTCTTTGAGGAATTCAAAGAACGATTGTTTGGTGATGGATCGCACAAGATCAACTTCACTGAATGACGGATTCAATTGACTTCCCTTTTCGGATACGGTTTCAACAAATGTTCGATTTGCTTTTTATGATATGCTCTTTCTTTCTTACTTCCTCTAAATAAAAAGTATCTGCCTTTCGAATTCTGTTTTACCTTTTCAACATTTGGATGATGTTTCTTTATCTCTTCCAATTTGGTGGTTCCAAATTTGGCTCTCATGGCTCTGGAACCGTACAACTTCCCATTGATCATCCATCCATCTCTGTCACCCTTTCGGCTGCTCACGTTTGGGTTTGCGTCTCTCATTGATCCTACATAATGAAAGTTACATGCTTGATAGATTGTTCCTATCTCACCGGCCAAATCATCAACGGTTGCAGTGATGATTTTGTATTTCTCCGGAAGCATTTTGATGGATGAGGTTATGAGTTTACTGGCTGAATGTGGATGTGCCCAATGGATACAAACACCACGGGAAAGAAGAATGATCTTACCCGTGAAATCGTATTTGTCCCACCGTCCAAGATTCTCTATGTACTCTGGAGAATAGCAGACAACACCGCCACAAATACCTTCCCAAAAGATGCCAAAACAATATTTGACGATTGCAGGCATACAACCAAGCCACTCATATTTTTCAACAATGAGCTTTGCCGTTTTACGATCAATGGGTTTGACTTCGGCTTTTTTAATATCGGTATCGATGGATTCCCACCAAGCACCAAACAGATTCTGATCCGCTTCGACTTTCTGAAAATGCTCTCTCATCAACCGTTGGTGAGCTTTCATCAATCGTACCATTGTCTGTAGTTCTTCAAGATCATTTTCAGATTTGATTCACACTCATAAAGAGATTCAATCTTGTTTGTGAATTTATGTTTCTGTATAAGCAAGACACATTCAGTTTCCAAATGATTCAGATTCAAAAGAATACAATAGTGAATCGCCTCTTCACGTTTGGTTTGCTGATCTTGCTCAGATAGAAATTGAGCCTCATCATACCAATCATCATGATTATCAATCATGAGTTGTACGTATCGAATAGACTTTTCAATATCTTCGATTCCGTTTTTGAACCGATGACGCATCACATATTTGGAAACATTCCCTTCACAATTATCAAAGCCCAATGCCATGATCACATTGATGACTTCAATCTTTCCGTGATTGTAGTGAAGCGGGACGTTTACGGGATCATAAGAAGAAGCCGATGGAACATTGGTTTCATCGGCTTCTGAATATGAGTGTTCAAACATCATTTTCGTTTCTTCTTTTTGGTTGTCTTGGCTTTGGCTTTCTTTGCCGCCGCTTTACCCGCTTTTGTGTACGGATATTTCTTTCCGCCTACTTTTGGCATGATCTCTTCTCCTTGATTATCGAGATAACTAATTTTCTAATTGTCTATTTATTCGAATTCGTCTGTTCCAAAGACGAACTGCAATTTTCTTTTCGTAAGCATACGGGCCATCAGTGCCGCAAGTGTTGCAAGAACACCAGAAAACCTCTGCTGCCTTCTCTCCCATGATCTCAAGTCCTTCACCAGCCTCACCACAAAACGGGCAAGCTCTCAAGCAAAATGGTTTCAAATGTTCTTGGCCGTCTGAATTTCCAAAATCTATTCCAGCAATTCGATTGATCATTTTTCTTTTGTTCCATTTCGAAATTGCGTCTCCAAAATACTCACCTTCTGGGCCGCTCATTGAACAGAACAAACAAAACATCCAATGAGTTTTGTGATCGTGATCAACGTCACAAAATTCACAAGCACAAAACGGACATCGTTTAATTGACCGAGATTTTGGTTGTGTCATTCTGTCTGTTTCTCAATCTGATCGCCTGCAATATTTCACGCTTCACTTCTAAACTCAAATCCAATTCATCAACTGAAATGTGGGCGTGAACATGTTCATGTTGTACGGAACCCTCTACGCTTAATTCTATCTTGTCGTTATATCCTCTGTCTTTGTTAAAAGTCTTATTCACAAAAATGGTTGCCGATGAATCTCCACTTGCCACCAGTCCAACCAAAGCGGCTTCGAAGAAGTTCTTTTTGTGTTCGTGGATTTCATTCATGAGTTCACCGAACTCAGGTTCATGAGTCACCCAATTTTCGAAAGTCTTTCGGCTCATGTTCATCATGGAGCAAGCACGACTCACATTGAAATTGGAAG